TAGCGTTTGAGCGTTATATTTAGTTAATAAATCGTTGAAGAAATAAGTACCTAAGATGCTTTGAGTCCATAATTCAGCAGCTGTACGAATATGTGGACGTATTTGATTGAATTCAACATTCTCGTTTATTGGAGTGTTAAATTCTAAATAGTTTTCAGTTACGAAATATGTATATCCTGTGTAATTTGCCATAGTTATTTAATTGTATTTGTTTTATTAGGTCCAAGTATTCTTATAGCATCATTTTCTGATATACCATAAATCAAATCTAAAATAGATAATGCAGCATTATAATCAGTTACACCATCGCTAACGCTTTTTTGAATCTCAAGGATACCTTGGACACCACCAACTGACCCTTTAAGGTTAGCTTTAGCCTTATCTTCGATATTATCGATTGTAACGTTATCAGCACTAGTAACTGTAGCATTAAGTTTACCATCAGTAATTTGACCTTCTACGATTTGATAATCATTAATAGTGAAGTCTTCAGAAATATTAGCAATAGTTAATAAGTCTTCAACAATCTCATTTATTTGACCTCTTAATGGTTTAACAACATTCTTTTCAAATATTGCATAACTCATTTCAAGCTCTTGAGCATTACCTAAACTACCAGCAACCTTAATACCCATAATTGATGGGTTAATTTGATGAGCGAAACAGATATTATCTTTTATACCTTTATCAGTTTGTTCAAATAACTTATCATTTTGACTTGTTGGTGGAACAGTAATCTCTGGCATATCCTCTTTACTATCATTAGCCAATAGTATAACCTTACCAGCGTTTTCAGCACCTGTGTTAGCTCTAAATGAATCAGCATATGCGTTAGCTTCATCTTTAGACTGAAACGATTTAGGTAGGCTAATAATCATTGAAGTAAATATACTATTTTGGATATTAGCTTTATGAAGGTAAGATTGTTCACCATCTAAGTAACACCAGTTAAGTGCACTTGAATAAGATGGTAATGCATAAGTCTCTTGACCAGCAAAATTATCACTCCAAACGAATAATTGTTCTTTAGCGTTACAAGTTGGTGAATATGGTACATAGTTCTTTTGAGCAAGATAACGGCTCCAGTCAGTGCAATATGCATATGATGAACCTTCTTCATTAGTTCTAATTGTTGATGGGTCAAATCTCTTAATTTTAACCAATTCTCTTTTATCATTGAATGTTAAAAGTAATGTAACTCTATTATGAATAATAACATCAGCTGTTATTTGTTTAACAAGCTTATCAAATTTATTAAGTTTCTTGAATGTTTTAATTTTTAACTTATCTTGTGCACTAACACCACTTTCATCAATTTCAAAACCACCACCTATAGCAGCATTAATTTTAAAGTTAATTATACTACCGTGTAATGGTGAAGTATAATACATCTGATTAAGCAATTGTGGAAACAAGTTATCATTTCCAAAACGAACATAACCAGATTGAGTATATTGATTGTTAATATAAGGTAATGCAAGATTACCACCACCAACTGTTAAGAATGGTGTAGAGAATGATTGTTGACTAACCTTATTTTCAACCACTGGTTGAATTGGTGAGCTACTTTTTGATATGTTGAATCCTAATATTTTCATATATGTTTTTTTAATTAAATTACCAATAAATCGAGTTTACTGTTGTTGTTGTGAAAAAGTTATTATTACCTAAAATTACAACTTTACCATTATCTAAGGCTACTTGATTAGTACAAGCTGATACGGTAAGTGTTGATGCTGATGATTCGTATACTTTATATTCCCAACTACCCATATCTACATTAATTGTAGCACCTGTTAAATTAGTAAATGTAGAACCTGTTTCAATTACTGTAAAGCTATTATATCTACATTCATATGCTGATGTATCAACGGCATTAAATAATACTTGGTCTCCAGTTTGTTCATTTGTAAATTCAAATAAATAATATGGAGATAGTAACGTTTTAGTGGTTAAACTAAGAACGACTAAATTTGATGAATCTTTTTGCAGTACTATCATATAATAATAATTATTTCCCCTTTTAATTTTGTATTATAATGATAAAGGCCACAGAAAGTGGCCCTTATTATTATAAAAAGATATTGTATTTTTTGGTCAAGGATGAAATACTAACCTAAGTAAGTTTAGATTACCGCAGTTACAGCAGCAGAACTTACTTCGTAAGCTAAATATTGAGCTTCGTTAGTGAATCCTAATGTGTAAGATGAACCAGCTGCTCTGTTTTCTCCAGAACCACCACCATTAGCAGTAAGAATCATTTCTGGGAAATACCAGTATAATCCATTACCATCTTTAGCGATTAAAGCTAATTCTCTTTGTCCTTCTGCAAGTAACATAATTGAATTTCTCTTAGCAACTTCACGTCTTGGAAGAGTTAGATTAACTGTTTGGTTCCAAATTGTTGCACCGTTTACTAATTCTAATGCCATTTCTTCGTTATAGTTTCCAGCATTTCTGTTGAATTCTACAGTTACAAATGTAACAGCACCACTCATTGTGACACCTGTAATAGTACCATTTGCTACTGTTGTACCTGTTACGGTTTCTTGGTCTGCAATATATAACGCAGTGATTGAACCTCTGTTATTATCACACCCCTTACTTATTGCTGTTATTGTTGTACAAGCCATATTATTTAAGTTTTAATTTTTTTATTTTATCTCTAATAAAAAAGGTGATGCATATTACATCACCTTTTATTATTTTATATATCCTCTAAATTTTAGTGGAAGAATACGATTTCAGCACCGTTGATGATTTCGAAACCAATTTTAAGGTTAGTTCTTAATCTGATATAAGGTTCAGCAGTAGTATCATTCATATTGATAGCTTTTAAACTCTTAGAATCACCTTCAGCATCGAATGCATAGATAAGGTTATTTTTAAGTGTAAGAACCATATTAGATGAAGTCATACCTGGACATTCAACAATCTTAATATCTAAGAAAGTGAAATCTAATTGCTTAGTTACATAAGCTAAAGTGTTACCTTGAGCAACAGCTTGTCTGTAAGCAGCAGCAACATTACTTGCAACGAAGAATCTTAAATCCTTACTCTTCGATTGTAAACAAGCTGGTAAAGCAGCATAAACAGCAGCCATTTGAGCAACTACGTTAGCTACAGTAGTAGCAGTTTTAGTTATATCAACAACAGTTGCATCAGCAGCTAAAGCAACTTCCCAACCATCACATAATGCTTTATATGCATTTGTTCCAGTGAAAGCTGTATTAGTAGTATCACCAATCCAAGCAATTTCAGCTACTTCAGCTTGAACTTCTTTAGACATTTCTTCGAAGTAGAAAGCCATAAAGTCACCTAAACCTGAGTCTGGAGCGTTGTTTGACCCTTGAGTCATTGAAGTTGATAACCAAGATTGTTCTAAGTCAAATTGACATAATTGACCTAATGCAGAAACTGGACATACTGTAATAGTAACAGCTGATAAGTTTGCATCTGGAGCAGTAAAAGAACAAGTAGAAGCCTTAAGAACTGAATCAAAAAGTACTGAACTAATTTTAGTTTGGTATTTAACACCTGGCAACATTCTTACATTGTCGATGAATTCTTGAGCAATATAACATTGTGTGTAATATGCTATTGGGTTTGGACATAACAATGCGTTACTGTCAACATTTAAATCGAATTTTAATTTTCTATCCATTTTTTTTGTTTTTATTAATAATTATTGTTTTTATTTTATTGTATTATTTTGATGCAGCAATAAATCTCATTGCTCTTTCAAATTTTTCTTGTAATGATAACATAGCTGGTTCAACAACAATATCACCTTCTGATACTTCTTCTTCAATAAGTGCAGCTTTTAAGTCAGCAATCATTTGAATTAATTCATCAAGTTTAGGTTGAACGATTGCCATTACTTCAGCTTCGTCTAATGCTAATTTAGCTTCAATAACGTCTTCAGCTGGAACTTCTTCAGCAGCTAATTCAACTGGAACTTCTTCTTCAATTGCTAATTCAACAGCAGCTTCTTCAACTACTTCTTCAACAGCCATTTCAGCTTCTTCAGCTTTAGATTTGATTTCAGTGATTTTTCCATCAACTGTTACGATAACTTCACCAGAAGCTAATTCGTGTTCACCATCGAAGATAGGAGCTTTCTCCATATTTTCATCGATAACAAAAACTTCTCCATCTACTTTCTTTTCAGAAATCCAAACTGGAGTTCCATCTGCAAGGTAAGCAGCTTCAAATTTACTTTTTTTCATATTTTCTTTTTTGTTTATATTATTAGTTGTAATTTTACTTTTAATTGTATTAACCAATTCCATCCCTAAGAAACCTTCAATTGAAAATCCAGTTCTTTCTTCCTTAACGATAATCTCATCAAAGAATCTTTTATCAGTGAATTGTGCAACACACATAACTGTTCCAGCTGGAACGTTCAAACCATATAATCTTGATTTATCTGTATCACTGTTTTCAACTATCCAAGCTTCAAGGATAAATGCTGGCACTTTTAGACCGTTATTATCGTGCTCATAATTAAATACA